CTCATCTACAGCAGCAGGAGTTTCTTCTGCTACTACTGTCTCTGTGTTTTCTGACACTTCATTACCTCCTTCTGCGTTTGCCTGTTTTGCAATTGTTTGTGTATCAGGCAACGTTAATCTTGATTTCTTAAATGAATCAAGAATTCTGTCTATCTCTTTCGACTTGTTTACATCGTTACTCTCTACCCATCCGATTAATGTTGCAGGCTTACCTGTAACTGGGGAGTCATATGATGCATCTTGTGAGATAAAGACTGAGTCTGAATCTTCACAATAAAAAATATTTTCTGTAACTGTCTCTGCGGCAATACCTTTAAAAATTAATTGTCCATTCATTTTCTGAATAGACAAAATATTGCAAAGCTCGTTTGCTGGTGAGTCTACTACCGATAACTCGATTAGTGAATACTCTTTAATAAATCTTACAGGCTTACCTGTTGACTTATTAACTTCATTTTCCGCCTCAACAATTTTTCCACCGATTGAAAATCCTTGTAGAGTTCCATCAAGAATCTTTTCCCAAGTATCCTGAGCACCTTTTGAAATATATGCATCTACATATACTCCGCTATAAAATTCTTTTGTTGCTGGATCGTAAAATGTTTCTGGCTTAAATGAAACCATTTTGCCAACTGCTGTTGGTCCATGCATCTCACGGATATTACCACGGAAACTTTCAAATGCCTTTAGGCTTGCTTCTGCTGTGACAACATCACCTGTTTGATCTAAATTATCTAGTGTGGCGAATCCAGAAACTGTGCGCTTTTCACGATTAACTTTCGTGAATGGGACAGATAAACTGATGTTATCGCCATGCGAAGACCATAAAGATTTCTCAATATTCATATGCTTAATTTTATAACGTTATTGTATATAAGGCAAATAATGGTTGAGCAGGACTACTCGACTTGTCTTCCCTCGCCCTGTGGGTTTCTAGCTTCCCCTGAAATATCGGGAGCATTATTTTCTCTTTCTTGATCCCGCCTTCTGCTATTTGCGGCCTGTGACCGAATTTCTGCCTGTTGCTGAGGTTTTAAAACTACAACCTCATCTCCACTGTCTAGGGGAACCATGCCTTTACGAATTCTAATTTCGTTAGGAGTAATTACCTGCATTCTCAAATAACGCTCATCAATCTTAGATTGAGCATCTTCGTCAGTAAGAGCCAACTCGTTGAATTTAATTTCTAGAGCATCTGTCATTTCAGAAATAATTCTATTTATTTTCTTTTCAAGAATATCTTGTGCTGGACGACAAACCTGCTCTTTAAATGTCTTGTCTGCATCTCGTGCTGCTGCTAAATTAATTCCTTCTGGAGTTCCAATTTTATTAATTGGGGTTCTATGGGCCATTAGAATTTCATCACGGTTCATCTTGCGATATGTATTAAATGATGAGTCCTGTGTTCCCGCCTCGACTGGGTCCATCTTAAATTCAACCTTAGAGTCTGGTGAATCTGCAGGAAGTGGAATATATAAAGATCTGTGATTTTTTCCTCTTAGACCAACCTGGAAGAATTCTAGAAGTTTTCTTTCTGATTCGCTTGAAAGCTTTGCACCCTTTACGGTGATAATATATCTTGGAACTGCTTTATTCTCAAAGTAGTCCAGGTTGTACTTTCCAGCAAACTCGTTTCCAGCCATAGCGTTAGATGCTGCTACGATATCTGGAATTCCATAATAGTTATTTTGTGGGGTATATTTCTTTACATGAATAATTTCATTAGGACGCTCTAGTCCGCCTGCAATTGGGTTAGGAGTATCTTGATCTCCGAAGTTACGGAAGAATACTGCCTTGCCGTAAAGCAATTGAATGTATCCATCACGCAAACGGCGTACACGCATAGTCTTTGCAGGAATATGTCCGATATATCCTATTTTGCCATTTGTTGTTCTACCGATTTCAAGATAGCCGTTTCCTGTAGCCTCTACATCTGTATAGAACTTAATTAAAGTCTCTTTGAATGTTTCTTCCTCATTGCAATCTTCTAGCCATGAGTGTAGGTCTTGACGTAATCTATTTAATTTACGACGTGCTCTTTCTAATTGCATGTCGCTATCAATTCCGTCCATAGCTTCAACTGTTTTGCGAGTCTCGATAAAATCAAATCCAAGTCCTACAATGTTTGCAACTTTAGCATTAATTGCTGCGTAGTTGTATGGAGAGATTTCATATACTTGTGATAAATATTCTAAATTGTATGGTGGCTCAATTAGGTCAAACATTGCATAACCAGTAATTGCTTGAGCAAGTAGGTTCTGCTGTGTTCCTGTTCCGTCAATGCCTGTAAATCTTTTTTGTAGGTCACGATTCATTTTGCGACGAAATGCTGGACTAAGTCCAGATACTTTAACTAGGTCTTCGCCTTCAACTTTAAAAGGATCATTTGTTTTTTGAGCAGTAGGAGTATTAAATTTTACCCAATCTGCTGCATTAGATATTTGAATCTCTTCTGTATTATCGTCTTGAATATGATCCATTATTTTTTACCTGCTTTTTTCATTTCGTCTTTGTAGTTTCCAATATCCAAAGGATCTGGTACTAGTCCCCAATTAAGTCTTTGTTTCTGATGCTCAAACTCTTCGTCATCAACTTTTCTACGTCCTGATAGGAATTTAGGGGATCCTTCATATATTCCATAAGACCTTACAGTATTAGCCAAAGCATCGATCTTAGCTTTATTGTTTTTCATGGATGTTACTGAAAGATAATTTCCATCGTCGTCGCCAATCCAGCGACCATCTGGCATTTCCCAGACATAAATTCCTAGGCGGGTCTCTTCTTCAGGTGATGAATATTTAATCTTTCCAGTGTCCATAGGTTTTTATTTTACCACTTTCTACGACCTAAGTCCAGCTTTTTGTCAGATCAATTGACAAAATTATACAGATTGTAACACGATCCAGTCGTTATTATAATAAACGGCTGGTAATTCTGTCAGGGTGATGGCAGATTCTGTGATAGTTTCAACAGGCTTGCCTGTATATAATTCAAAATGGGTCTCAACTTTACCTGCTGTAAGCTCATCCTGATATAGCGCTATGTTCTTATAAAGGTTACTTGGACCCCCAGATGTTTCATAATTGAATTTAAATGTGCCTGTAATTGGGTCAGTAAATATTAATACGACATGGCTAGGCTCTTCATCTAAGAAATAATTAGTTATATTAGTAGCAGTCGATACATCTACCCCATTTATGTATACCTTGTCTATATTGGCCTTAGAAAGGGTTCCAGAGCCATTCCAGGCGAATCTGGTGGTTGTACTGCCAGAATCATAGAATAGGGTGTTAGCGGCCAACGTAGCGGGTGTAAAGAACATTTCTAAAGACTTTATAGAGGATGCGGTTTCAAGGTCAAACCCAGCTCCGCTTTTAGCCCTAATTCCATTCATGTAATTTCGAGATAGAATAGGATAATTTAATGATCCTAGATAATAATCTGTTGTTGAGGTTATTTTATCCCCAGAATTATCTGAATATAGGGTTTTATCAGAATAGAAGGTTATGCAGAAAAATGATAGCTTAGGCAAGAATTTACTTGCATCTGTCGTAGACATTGTAATTCGAATATAGACCTTACCAATAGAATTAAACGAGTCTTTGTTGTATTGAGGTAATGGTTGTCCATTTACGCAAGGTAGGTATGTAGTTCCATCTACGCTGGATTCTACTGTAATTCCCAGATCATTCCGCCACTCAACCTTAGAAGTAGTTAATCCTATTTGAGATGGAATTAAAAAGTAGTCATTTATGACTAGGCTTTTAGCCTCAACTGTTTCTGTCTGATAAAAGGTAATATGTTTTTTACCAGCATCGTAATATGTATTGGCATCTACAAAGTCCGTCCATGGCCTATTTACTGGATATGAATAATCGAATGGGGCTCTAATATTTGCGTCTGTCCCGCTAAATAAAGTTCCACGATCTGGGAACACAACATGTATTGGAGATACTGTTACATTTCCAGATAAATAGTGTCTTCTTATTGATGATGATGGTAGGCTGTATCTATAGATAGCTGGGGCATCTACAATAAATGCATCTCCTGCATCTGCCGTCGGACCAGTCTGAAATGTGGTTGTAGTATTTGTGAATTTAAAATTAGATAAAGACTTAGAGGCAACTGGAGCTGAATCTACATATAAAGATATTCCAGATACAGAATAAACTCCTACAAGATGAAGTACCTTTTTGCTGTATGGGATGCAGTATCTAATAGAATCTGTGGCTGATACCTTAAATACAATATCGCCTTTATGCCAATATAAACCTATGTTATTTGTAGTGTCTGCAAATAGCGGAGTTTCATTGTTAGACTCTATAGATTGATTTACCCATACCTCTAAAGTAAAATCGTTATCTGATGTGTATTTGTTTGCTAGTCCCGCTCCGACTGTTGAAGAATAAAAATCTTTTGTTACTGGAAATGTAGCGTATGCCGTATTAGTTATTTTAGTTCCAGAGATTCCGCCAGGAACTAGAGGCAACATATTTGAGGCGGGAGATGCTATATAAGTCCCATGATTATTACATCCAGATTTATCATATGCAATAGAGCCAGAAGACTCATCCAAGGTCCAAAAACCTATAGGTGAATCTTTTATGGTTTTTAATTGATATGACATAATGCCATTATACCCTAAGTTGGGTCAGGTGTTAAGCGTTAGGATCGCCTTTTGTTTCAAAGTCTCCGTATGGGCATTCCAAAATTTCATTTTCAGATATTAACCATGCCACTACCTCTGGATCTTCTAAAGGAACAGAGTCTCTAACAGCCTGATTATCATATTTAATTTTAACCATTGTATTTTCGTGGTTATCATAATGCATGCTTAATATATTCATTATTTCTCCTATATCTTAGATACATATGCTATCGGGCCTATATTAGGAGCATCCGAAATATTGTCTACCTTATATAATGTTGATGTTGTTACATTTGACCCAGTAGAAATTATATTATTAACTTGAAGTTTTTTAACATCTTGTCCATAAAACATATGTGTAGATGAACCAGTTGGGCCATAAGTTGTATTTGAAGAAATAGCAGAAACTATATCTAAAGAAACTGTAATATCTTCATTTCTGTACGAACCAGTTCCAGCTACACCTAAACCGTTATATGTTGCAAGTGTGCTTGGGGTAGCAGCTGCAAAAATAATTCTTTTATCTGATGTGTAGTCTAACGGTGTTGCTGAATTGAAAATTGCTAAAACTTCTGCTTGAGTTAAAGCACGATTATATAACAAAAATTGTTCAATTGTTGAATTTGCCCAACGTGAATTTGATGGGTCTTGTCCAAGGTACACGTACTCAAATGTATCAAATTCTGTTGCGCTACTTGTTGTTTGAAGAGATACGTCTCCAGCCTTAGCGACATACATTGTAAGAGTTAATCCATCATTAACAAGGGCTCCGAATACTACATCTCCTGGATTATAATTTACAGCATTTATTTGAATATCTGTATTTGGATCCGTATCGTCTTTAAATGCCTGCAACTTTGTAGATCCTTCTTGATAATTTAATGTAGCATAAGATGTTGATGTATCATATAAAGTGAAAAATGGATGTGTTCCTCCAGCAGCTGAGCTACATTGCGGACCAATAACTGTCCAAATTAATGCGGTATAGTCTGGACCAGTTTTAGGAATTGTATATTTTATTTGTCCAGCAGATCTTGCACCAGCATTTTGAAAAATTGTATGATATCTTAAATTTTCTACAGAAACTTGATCTAAATAAAATATTTTTCCAGTATCTGTTGCTGAGTTAAAGTTAAGAACATTAAGAGTTAATAAATATCCTACAGAGTTTACGCTTGAAACAACCTGTAGAGTATTCCATTGATTTGGAGTTAAAGTAACTGTTGTGCTATCTGTTCCGCCTACAGTATTACCTGAGCCATCATACATTTGAATATCTAATCTCATTTGAAGAGCATGCTCTGACCAAATTCTTACAGATCCAGTTTTATATGTATCTTGACTAGTATTGTAGTAAGCTGCTCCTGGCATTTTAACAAGCGGAGTTGGAGATGCTCCATTAAGCATGTACCTTGCTGATCCAACGCCGTACATATAATTTTGTGCATCAAAAAATCCAGTTATTCCTGTTGTAGAAAATGTAGAGTAATCAGCTGTTGCGTCAGCGTTATAAATAGTATTAGTTGTAGATTGGTATATGGCTGGGGAAAGATTATACCTACAGGTTCCATACCAAAGGTTACCTGTTAGTTCTGGGGTGACTGTTCCGTATCTTTCAAAGACGTTATATGTGCTTGGCATTTTTTCCTCCGTTTATATTATACCTTAATTTTATTTTGCGCCTATACCATAAATGGTTATTTTTGATCCAACACAGAATTTTACATCGCTTTCCCATGAAAAGTCTAGGCGAGTTACTGGTAATTTTACTACATCATTATTATAATAGTGGAATCCCCATTGAGTTGGATAGCTTAAGCTTACCATATTCCAGGATGTTCCGTAAGCGCTTCTAAAGTTTGTAGTAAGGGTAGACGAATAGTTTGGAATAATAATCTCTCCCTGTCCAGGCCAATCATTTCTACGTGTTAAATGATTGTAATTATAGAAAAAGTAGTGTCTGTCAGCGTTATCTGCGTTATGTGCTGGGGTTCCAGTTGCTTGAGTACCTCCACGAGAATAGTATCTGGATGCATTGGTATCATTGTTATACCACCAAGAAATTCTGTACTGGCTATCATTTTGAGCATTGTGTGACATATAAGAAAATTGAATTTTTAAGTCTCTATATGTTTGTGGAATGTTAGAAAATGTAATCTGACCTGTACCATTAATCATTTGAGGATTACTCATACCGCTAACAGCATTTGTAGTTCCTGAATCTGGACTTGTCTCGGCTAAAAGAACATACGATGAATAGTTTTGAGTTACAACAGTTGTTGTTCCAGCAACACCACCAGATTTTCTTATTGTCATTTTATATTAAGCCGTCTCTGATCCAAATAGCTGGAATGTAATTTTATCAACATCTGATTGAACAATTATTTTATCTCCAGCGGCCAATGTTAATCCTATACTTAAGGATTCGCTAGAAGTTTGTGTAATTGGATGATCAAATGCTAGGATATGTTGTGAATTTAAAGTTTCTCCAGCTTTTTGTACAGCAACTCTATAAGTTGCATTTGCAGTTCCATAATTTGAAATATGCAATGTAGATGCTACTGCAGATCTATTATCAGGCACAGTATAAAGAGTTTGCCATGAACCTGTTACTCTTCTAATTGTAGGAGATCTATAAGCAGTTGATTGCCAACCCTCAGATCGTGTTGTATATGGAGATGTATAAAGAGCATTTGCATTTCCAGAAGCTCCATCTAATGGTCTTGTTGGCAAAAGTGCTCTTGGAACTGCTCCTTCTACAATAAGGAAATTATCTAAATACCATCTTACCCATCCGCTAAAGCTATGATTCCAAATTCTTACATTGAAATCAAAATACCCGCCTTCTCCAGTAAATGTTGTATAATATTGTCTCCAGGTATCATACATATTTGCATTTAGTACCCATCCGTTTGAAATTGTAGCTCTGCTTGGAAAATTATCTCCATAAGGAATAATGTCATAATTATTTACTCCTCTTGAATATTGCATTCCGCCGTGACCATGGTGATTATTTGCATGCCCTGAATCATCTGTAACCTTTGACCAGAAAGACATTGTGTAAACTTGACCGCTTTTTAAAAATGGTCTATCTAAATTAGTTGCTGAGTTCATATACCATCTTGGATGGTATTGATTGTTATGATTAGTAAAGTACATTGAGTTTGTTCTGCCAGTAGCATTTGCAGAATTAGGTGCATGTTCGCTAGTAATATATGTAATCTGACAGTTATCGTTTACTCCAGAGTTTCCACCGCTTACTGGAAAACCAAATAATGGGCTTTGAGGAGCTGTTTGATTAACATGGGTTGTATTAGTTGTGTAGTACTCAAAGTTTGGATCTGGAAACATACTTAATTGCTGAAGTGTTCCAGCTGCTGATGTTGTAACCTGTCCTAAAATTTTAATATACTCTGGCATTTTATACTCCCATTAACATAAATATTCCTGATTTACCGCCGCCTGTGGCTATTTCGGTGGTACCACCTAATGATACTACAGTTCCATTTATTGTGATAGAGCTGTTTGTGAGGGCGTTATTTGGAATATTTGTTAGCGTATTTGTAGAGCCGCTAATGCTCTTATTTGTTAGTGTATCTTGCGTATTTCTACCTACTAAGGTATCTGTAGCATTTGGGAGGGTAATTACTCTATCCTCTGTTGGCTCTCCAGCGCTCAAAGTCATTTCATATGAGTCTGCTGTAGCACCCTCAAAAACTATGCTTTGGGCAAATGCTAGCTCTAGGCCAGTCATCTGTCCAGTAAATGTAGGATTTGAAATTGTTGGGCTGGTCAAAGTCTTATTTGTTAAATTCTCTGATCCAGTCAAAGTTACAAAGTTATCGTCTGAAAGGGCCGTATTAAATTGAGCTACTGTTCCAGATAATGTATTGTCTGAAAGATTAATTGTTTTATTTGTAAATGTATCATTTGTGTTTGGAGTTAATCCAGCATATTCTAAGGCTGTCCAAGCAATTGTTCCTCTGCCGATCTTAAATCGTCCAGTATCTTTCTCAAAACCCCATTCACCTGCCGCCAGTGTTGGATTTGATGCATTCCACTCTGCTGCGGTACCTCTACGAATTTGAAATCTTGAATTTACGCTCATGCTGCAATTTCTCCTGCGTCAAATGTATTTTCGAATGTTGTTGCGTCTGGCGCTCCACCATCGTATGGAGACACTGAGTCAAAGTTGCCGCCATCGATTAGCTCTGGTGTTCCTCCTGTAATTGTAACATTTATTCGGTTATTAACCAAGTCATCTTGGACAAGAGCCCCGCCTAAAAAGTTAAGAGTTGGCCTTTTAGTTAGGGCTGTTCCATTCTGCTGAACAGTCGAAATAACTCCATTAACTGTTGCTGAAGAAAAATCAACCGTTCCAGTAAATGTTGGGCTAGCTAAAGGTGCTTTTAGAGACAGGGCATTTGTAATTGTAGTTGCATAATTAGCATCATCTGCTAAAGCTGCTGCTAGTTCATTTAATGTGTCTAAGGCGGCTGGGGCACCATCAATTAAATTTCCAAGTTGCGCCACTGGAATTTTTCCAGAAGAATCCAGAGACGCTACGCCATCAGGCTGACCAACGTCGCCAATTGGGACATAGTCTCCAAGTGTGTTACTTAAATTATCTGTAGTTACAAAATTATTTAATGTATACTTTTCCCATAAATCTGTAGTTTGATTATATCTAATTGTGTCGCCTGTAGATGGATTCATTACAGATACATCATGTAATTCTCTTAGCTCAAATCCATTCTGAATTGTTACTTGAATTGATCCAGTGTTTTGTTGACCGCCTCTTGCTACAGCTCCTAAATACACTAAATGACTTGGCGCAAATGGCTTGTTGACAAGACCGTATATCTTAGCTCCATTTACTCCTAGCCATACTGGATCTCCATCGACTGCACCTGTTGTATCAATACCTTCAAGAAGACCAAATGTAATTACTTGACCGTTTGAGTTATTTGCTATTGCAGATGTTGTAAGGCCAAATGTTTTTGAGGATCCAGACTCGCTAAAATTAGTTGCTACATCTATTAATATTTTTCCAGAAGCTCCATCTGTACCAACAATACGAACAGGAGATCCCTTAAGAATTGGAGATCCGCTTTGATTTCTTACATCCGCATATAATGATCTTGCTCCAGCAACCTGTGAAGTTACCAACCCTTCAAGATGTGCAATTTTATAATCATGAGATGTTACTACTGTTGAATTATCTTGACCAACTTTATACTGCAATGCCTCAATGGCATCATTCGCATTAATATGTTGCTGTGCGTGTCCACCTTCTGCATGAAGCGGGGTAGTAGAATGCGGATTAGCTAGAGCATCTAAAGAGGTTGGAAATAGGGTAGCCATATAGATATATTATACCCTGTAACTACTTATAATTAATTATAGGATAAGGCCGAAGTGTTTGGCGATTGCGGCTGAGGCCAATATGGTCCAGCCAAGATTAAAGTATATGATTGTTGGTAAGGTTTTAACAGTTGAGGTTAAAATCAAAGCTAGACTAGAAACCAAAGCAAAAATATAAAGCCACCAAAACTGTATGCCTAGAATTAGTCCTGGAAAAATGATCATTAGCTTTGTAGAAAATGCCCAAAACTCTATGGTATTAGTTTTATTCCAGTATTCTTTATGGCCAAGCTGCTTAGTTACTTGAACTATATCTTTAGGCTTAAGCATTAGTTGTAGGATTTTCTATTCCAATGATTTTTCTTGTACCAGCCCACATTTACAGATCCAACCTCATAACTATTTTTTAACCATTCTGGTCCAATCATAGACTGATCTCTTTCTGAAACCCAATCTTCTCTTTTAATTGGAATAATTTGAAGTGCTGGAGTTCCTTTTGGTATTAGCCCATCAAAATTTTTCTTTATAAAAAATGGATAATTCCCTGGTCGAAAAGGATTTGAATCACAGTCTACGATTCCTGATAATGATATAAACGGTAAATCATGTCTATTTAAAGGATGTGTCACAAGAATGCTGTAACCTTTAGGTGTAGAAATATGCATTGGATGTTTCCAAACAAAATGTGTTTCGTAGCATCCGTCTGGAACTTTCATTAATCCAGCGCTACTCGATTCTCTGACATCCATTACGCTTAAATGTTCAGTAAAATTAATTCTAGGAGCTTTGCTATCTGGAACTCTTTCTACATATATATCACATGGGGTTGTCCAAATATATCCAGATAAGAGCGCATCAGCAAAAGGTACGCAATCTTTTATATTTTTAACTTGTGCTAGCTCAGCACTATCTCTTTTTATATTTTTAGTAGATCTATACCATTCTGGAACAAAATTTTTTGCTGGAGATGGAACATCAGAATGCTCTAATAAACTTCCTGGAGAAAATCCACTTGAAGCAAATTTAATTTTTTTAGAATTAAACTTCTTCATTTAAAGCCTCGGAATGAAAGTTTTCTCTTAAATAATCATAATGATTTTTAGAGGCCTCTGCTTCTTCTTCCCATTTCTTTTTTGACTTATTAGACTTAAAAATAAACCCTTCAGTAATTAAATCCACATCTTGTCCAGTTTGTGATTGGAACAATTCTTTACCATAATTTCCATATGTAAAATTGTTGTGTCCAGTTGCTATACAATGTATTCCACTGGTAGTTTCATAAGTAGTTTCAACAGACCTTCTTGTAGAAGAAACCTGATTATAACCAGTTTCTTTTTCAAGATTTATATTTTGAGAAGTCATGTACTTCCAAAAATCAGTATCGTCTCTGCGACTTAATGTATAATGCATCTGCACAAAGTGCATGAATCCATAAAATATGGTTCTACATTCATGGGTATAAGAATCTTTATCAAATTGTGTAGAGAATCCTTTATCTAATGCTTTAATTAAAACTCTTAAAAATTCATGTACTGTATAAAGGCCATTACTTTCTAGAGGCTCAATAAATCCTGCGGAAAGACCTAGGGCCACGACATTCTTTTCCCATAGTTTTTTATGAATTCCAGTTTTAATTTTAATGTCTTTAAACTGTACATTACTAAAATCTCTATCTGGTGCGTAAATAGGATCTTTCTTTTCTTTTAAATGTTGTTTAAATTCTTCCAAAGCTTCTTCTGGAGTTGTAAACTTATCTGAATATACGTATCCAGTTCCAATTCTAGAATATAGTGGAATATTCCAAACCCAGCCATAACCAAGTGCTGTACAATTTGTAAAATTTTCAATCTCTTTATGCTTATCTACATAAGGTATTTGAGCTGCCCAAGCTCTATTGCATGGCAATTTATCAGACTCATCATCAAATTCAATTCCTAAAGTCTCTTCTAAAAGCATTGATTTAAACCCAGTACAATCAATATATAGATCGGCATTAAATTCAGTTCCATCGTCTAGCACCAGACAAGAAATTCCGTTTTCATCTGTTTTAATTTCTGAAACTTCTTTAGTAATATGCTTAACGCCTCTTGGCATTGCATATCTATCTTTTAGCCACAAACCGAACTTGGTGGCATCAAAATGAAATGCCGATGCGTCATAAAAACTAAACTCTTCAAATACTCCATATTTATTTGTATTAATCTTATTATTATTAACTAAAGCCATCTGTGAGAAAAATGAATTGCAATAATCTTGAACTGGAGTTTCTGGATATTTAGCTTTTTTCATATACCATTCTCTGGCACCATATTGAGTATCTCCCAAATACACCTTGCCAAATGGATAATGGAATCCGCCATCGCCTTTTTTATGAAAATCTGTAAATTTAATACTCATTTTATAAGAAGCATCTGTATATGCCATAAAATCTTTATGATCAATGCCTAAGCTTTTTACCCATTGAGTAACTGCGCCCTGAGTGCTTTCTCCTACTCCTACAGTAGAAATATTTGGACTTTCAATTAAGGTAATTGTTCTATTTGGAAAGGCATGAATAAGTGAAGCTGCTGTCATCCAGCCAGATGAACCACCGCCTACGATAGCAATGCTATTAATTTCGCTCACAAGTAATCTTTTCTATAAGAATATATACAGCATATTGTATATATGTATATAATACCATTTTTAAAGCATAAAGTCTATAGCTTTAAAATTAAATATTTTCACCTTCTGGAATAAAGGTTCTTTCAAATGGGGTTCCAGCGTCTTCTGGACCTATTTCAATTGGAGTAATTTCATTGCCAGCGGCAAGGAAGGCTCTTACCTCTTCGGAATCAGATAAGACTATACGAGTTTCACCTAATCCTACTCTCATAACTTCTTTATTGTCTAATGATCCAATATATTGTACTGTCATTTTATCTCCTATGACTTAATTAGGTAGGCAACTTCGCCTACTCCATGGCTATTTTTTAGTCCCAAAACCCTATATACAATAGCATTAGATAAATTTGTTCCGCTTGTAACAACCATATCTTTAGCCAGTTTCTCAACATCTGCGCCATAAGCAATATGTGTTGCTGAGCTAAATCCAGTTGTAGTTGAAATAGTTCCAGCTGAAGTTCCAAGAGGAACTAGATCTAGGGATGCTGTTCTATCAAGATATCTAAAGAACCCCGTTGAACTTGTAGATAAGGCTTTGGATGTTCCATATGTCAGTGGTGTTGAAAAAGACAAAATAATTCTTTTATCTGATGTAAAATCATAAGCATTTGCTGAATTAAATACCGTTTCAATTTCAGATTGAGTTAAAGCTTCATCCCAATATAAAAATTGCTCAATTGGTGAATTTGCAAAATTTGAATTTACTGGATCTGAACCAATATAAATTTTATCAAATCCTTCCCAATCCGTGTTAGCGGTTGCTGTTGTTATAGCTCCACCAGATTTTGCAGTATAAACTGTTAAATTGTTTGCATTATGCACAAGAGCAAAGAACACTAGATCTCCTGGATTATAATCTGTATTAGATATAGAAAGATCGGTATTAGGATCAGTATCGTCTTTAAACGCATTAACTCTTGTTGATCCCTCTTGGTACCTCATTGTTGCATAAGATGTGTTGGTTTTATAAAGAGTAAAGAATGAATGTGTTCCGCCTGCAGCTGTGCTACATTGTGGTCCAATTTTAGTCCAACCAGTTACTGTATAATCTGCACCCCAGTTTGGAACTGAGAATGAACATTCTCCAGCTACTCTGGTAACTCCATTGTATGGAGATGTTGGATACCTAAAGTTTTCTACTTGAATATTGTCTACCCAAAACTTTTTACCATAATCAGCGGAAGAAGTATTTACTACATTTAAAGTTAATAAAAATTTAGTTGAGTTAGCTGTTGTTGTAACAACAATATCGTTCCACTTATAAGGAACCAGTGTTATTACTGAAGAACTATCAACTCCACCGATCTGTGTATTTGAATCATTCTGTAATTGAATATCCAATCTCATTTGTAATGGGTATTCACTCCAAATAGCTAGCTGACCAGTCTTATATGTATCTGATCCAGATTGAAAATAATCTGCGGAAGGAAATTTAATTGTTGGATTTGGACTTGTGCCATTAATTGTATATCTTGGACATCCAACGCCAATCATACCAAAATATGGGTCGTAGTATCCAGTTAAACCAGTTAAATTAAAAGTGGCATAGTCTGCTGTTGCGTCAAAGCTATAGACCTGATTTGTTGTTCCTTGGTTTACCTGAACACCCAATCCGTTTTTGACTGGAGCATATAAAATTTCTCCACTTTCTGATGGGCTAAGATATCCGTATCTTTCATAAAGATGATGTGTTGATGGCATGTTTTCCTCCGTTTACTGTATTATACAGTACCTATTCCATAAAGGCTAATTTTAGAACGAGCTCTAAATCCTGGATTTCCATCCATTCTTATTGTAATTCTAGTAATTGCTTTATCTGCATCTGCAGTATTATAATAGTTAAAGACATATGGCACCTGATATGCATTCTGACTAAGATGGTACCACCAACCATAGAATGCTCTGTTGTTCCAGCCACCTCTAATTGTTGAATATCCTGGAATAATAATTTCTCCAGTACCAGTCCACGTTACATTTTCTGGCCTATAAACATATCCATAATATAAATAGGTTGTATTATCAGCGTTCCAGTTTGATGATCCTGTTGCCGATACTCCAGATCTACTATAATATCTATTGTTTGTAGTATCTCCGTTTAAAGTTAACATAATTCTATATCCAGAAGTATTACTAGTGTTGTGTCCCATATTATCAAAAACAATTCTAAGATCACGATATGTTTGTGGGATATTATTAAAATCAAGCTCGGTTGTTCCATCTATCATGGTTGGATTTGCCATTCCACTTATAGAGTTTGTGCCACCAGACATAGATGTTTCTGCCAAAAGAACATAGGATGAGTAATTTTGAGTTACAACACTAGAAGCACCAGAAACTCCGCCGACAACTCTTCTTGTCATTATAGAGTATTCTCCGATCCAAATAATGAAAATGACATTCTATCAGAATCTGATTGTACTAGCACTTTGTCTTGTCTACCAAGGGTTAATCCAAGAGTTAAGGTTTCCATAGATTGTGCTGCTAGATTATGATCAAATGCAAGAATATGCTTGTGAGTTAATACTTCTCCAAATTTTTGAACTGCTATTCTATATGTATTTGTAGTGCTTGCTGTATTTGTAATAGTTATTGTTGAACACACGGCACTTGCACCAACTAAATCTGGAACAGTATAAATTGTTTGCCATTCTCCAGTAAATTTTCTTGTTGTTGCAGATTGATAAGCAGTTCCTGACCATCCTTCAGACCTTGTTGTAAATGGTTGTGTATGAATTGCTAGTGGGTTTCCACTGGTTCCATCTGGAGCCTTTGCTGGGATAAGAGCTTTTGGAATAGCTCCTTCTGCAACATAAACGTTATCTACGTATAGTCTTTGCCAAACGTCAGAGTTATGTGTTCCTAAATTAACACGCATTTGAAATTTAGAATTTGCTGTAGCAGTAAATGTCTTATACCATCTACGCCATCCACCAGACCAGCTAGCTCTATTTCCATTTTCATCTTCTTGTATTTGATAAATTCCACCATGATGATTGTCTACGTTATTTAAATGACTCATTGTTTGGCTTGCAAAACCAGCGACAATTGGATTCCATGCTGTTCCATCCCAAAATTGTAAAGAATTTTGACCATGTTGAGCATGAGAGTTATGTGAATCTGAATGTGCATGAGCCCATAAATTAATTGTATAAGTTTTTCCTGCAATCAAAGAGCCAGTTTTTGCTGGATCTAAATACCAAGATCTTGCGTGTTCCACTCCTTGACTGTGGCTACCTCCAGTATTCTGATGAGATTCAAATCTTACGTATCCAGTTCTTCCAGATGTTTGTGATCCAGAATGAGAATTTGAATTTAGTGGCCAGTGTTGATAAGCATGTGAAGTGTTATGGCTTGAAGGGTTCCAAACCCAAATACTATTAAGGGCACCATCTGTTGCAACAGATGCCTGACCATCGTGTGGATTAAAACTTGTAGAAGATGTATACCTTTCATGGTTTGGATCTGGAAAAAGATTGATGTTTTCTTGAGCTGGTGCTACTGCTGCTTGAACCTGCCCTAAAATTTTATACTCTGTTGCCATTTATTATGCTCCCATCAACAAGAACGGATTTGTTCCGCCAGCTGAGCTTGTAACTAATGCGACTGCTTGAGTTTTTGCCACATCTATTTCTGTCAGCGCTGTTGTTTTATTTGTATTAATGTTTGTTACACCAGTTGTTCCAGCTGTATTAACTAATCCAACTTGTGTGGTTCCTGCAGTATTTACTGCGGCTACCTGTGTAGTTCCTGCTGTATTTACTGCTGCTACTTTAGTATCACCGATATCTGTAATAGCATTTGCAGTATTAATTGCAGTACCATTTAAAATTGTAGTATATGCCGATTCTAAAGCCTTCAAGACAAGAATCATATCGTTTGGCGATGTTGTGGAATGCAGTTGATTCATCTTCGCCTGAATGACGGAGTTGAAGTTGGTTAAATCAAACTGTACTGCTGGCATATTTATCTCCTAACAAATTTTACCATTTACAGGCTTATAAGGCTAATGCCATTGCCATGGCTAAAGAGTCTTGTACATAAGCTGTAGTGGCTATTTGTGTTGTATTTGTTCCCGCCGCTGCCGTAGGTGCTGTAGGCACTCCTGTAAGGGCTGGAGAGGCTATTGGAGCCTTATTTGAAAGAGCTGTAGTAACTGTTCCTGCAAAGTTAGAGTCGTCGTTTAAGGCGGCTGCTAACTCATTTAAAGTATTTAGTGTTGCTGGGGAAGAATCAACTAAATTAGATATTGCTGTTGATACATCTGTAGTTCTTGCTATAGTTGAAGAAATTTGAGTATCTGGCACCTTGCCAGTTGAGTCAAGAGATGCTACTCCGTCCGCCTGTGCTACATCTCCGATTGGCACATAGTCATCTAATGTGTTATTTAAATTTGATGCTAGGGAATCAATTTGTCCCTGTAGCCCTGTAATTAGGGCGTTAATTTCAGTTGGGGTTAATGTGGCATACGCAAGAGAATTCCATGGAGTTGATCCTGTTCCAATCTTAATCTTATTATTGGTTGTATCAATTCCAACTTCGCCTGCTAAAAGGGTGGGGTTATTAGCAGTCCAATCAGAAGCTATATCTCTTCTTAATTTAATTCTAGTATATACGCTCATGCTTCACCGCCGTCCAATGTAGCAATTGCTCCACCTACAGATACTATTGCACCATCATATGAATGAACATGCTCAAACACCTGTGCTACATCTGTAAATAGTTCCCACAATGTTCCCGTCCAGCGCCAAGTTATACCACCAGTGGTATAGGTTTGGTTAACCGTCGGGTTAAGTGGGAATACTGTTGCCATATTCTAATTATACCTCAATCTATATAAATTTTGAGCTTAGATAACCAAAACATCTGCTTCTTCAGCAGTTAGTGGTTGTCCAGCAATTAACTTAGCTTTTGCAGAAGCTTTAAGTTCTGCTTTTGCTTGTTCTGCAGCGGCTATAGCTGCCTGTTCTGCTTCATAAGCGGCGGCTAAAGCATCACGATCTGCAATTTCTTCAGGAGTAAGATTAACAATTTGCTCTTCTCCAGTCTCACAATTTACTACAAGTTTTGTTAGGGTTGACATTATTTCTCCTTTCTTTATGCGTTAGATATTCCATATA